CTGTCTTGTACTTCCCCGTAAGTTGGAAACAGAGCGTGTTGGGCCCCTCATCCCAGACACATATTGTAATTGGAATAGACCATTTAATTATACTAATTCAGACTTCTGGTGGCTGGTAGGGTTATACTTAGCAGACGGACATAAAAGCGGAAGTCAAGTAGTTATTAGTTTAAATAGTGAGAAGGACAAAGATATTATTAATAAGGTCTGTGCTGTAGCTAATAATACCCTTGGGTGTAAAACAAGTATACAACCACACGGAACTGTCACAACACTACATATACATTCTGTTAGGTTCACAAGGTTCCTTGAGCAATTTGGGAAAGATTGTTATAGTAAGTACATTCCGCTAGAGATAATTAATTGGTTAGACAAAGAATCTGCACGGGAGCTTATACGAGGTTATGTAGATGGTGATGGTTGTATAATATCACATCAGTCTGGATATAGAGCAGTTTCTGTGTCCCTAAATCTACTATGGTCATTACGTCAGTTAGGGTTTAAATTTGGTTGGCCCTTAGCTGTTATGAATAGTTACAGCAAACCTTCAAACATTAATGGTAGAGAAATACATAGTACTACTGATAAATGGGAGATACGAATTGCAGGTTGGGTGCTAGATGGTGAGCAAGGTAAGAGTAAATATTGGTTCGATGAGAAGAACGTATATTTACCAATAAGTAGTATATCTACTGATAT